AGTAGTGTAATTCTGTAAATCTCTAAAACGAAAAGGTGTTTATACCGGCGCAAGTCTACGATAATTATGTATTGATGAAGAATGACCCGAACTATGTAAAGCGTTTGGAAGCATTACCAGAACAAGAAAAGAAAGCGTTCTTGTATGGTGATTGGGATGTGTTTATTGGACAAGTATTCACCGAATTTAATCGTAGCGTCCATGTAGAAGAGCCTTTTGAAATTCCGCAAGGCTGGACAAGGGTTCGTTCTATGGACTGGGGGTTTAGTAAACCGTTTAGTATTCATTGGTACGCTATTGATTATGAAGGTGTAGCGCATTGCTATCGTGAATATTATGGTTGTACAGGTGAGCCAGATGTAGGTTTGAAATTAACACCGGATGAAGTCGCTGCCGAAATGGCTAGATTAAGCGAGGGTGAAACCTATGCATATGATATAGCTGATAGAGCAATATGGCAGAAAGACGACCGCATGAAGTGGAGTATTCAAGGCGAGTCTATAGCTGAAATATTCGCACGTCATGGAATTAACTTCATAAAGTCTAATTCTGAACGTATCCCGGGTAAGATGATGGTTCATACCTATCTAAGGGAGAAGAAAATCAAATTCTTTTCTACATGTAAACATATTTTAAGAACATTACCAGAATTAGTGTATGACGAAAGCAAGCCGGAAGATGTGGATACAACGCAAGAAGATCATGCATATGATGAGTTTAGATATTTTTGTATGAGTAGACCTATCACACCTAAGAAACCAGAGAAACCATTTAATGATGGTTATAAATATGATGATGAAACAGAAGGGGAAGTAACTGCATGGGGCGTATGAGTGAAAAGGCGTTGCGTGATTACGCTTTTAGAGTGTTGAAGTCAGAATATGGCGAACGTGAAGAAAAGGGCGTTATTATTCCGGCGAAATACACCGATGCACAGTTAGCGGAATTTGCGCAAGCTATGCCACAATGGCAAATAGAACAAATGTACGATATGATATACGGTTCTGAAATGGTGGAGTAATGAACATAGAACAAACATTCGATATATACGAAGCGAAAGCGAACGTAAAAAGCGCATTGAGTGCTACGTCAAACTGGCGGCAAAGTGCTGCCGAAGATTATGCATTTATGCAAGGCAAACAATGGGAAGATGCCGATTTAAAAAAGATGCGTGAAGCTGGCCGTCCTGCAATTACAATCAATAGAATACGGGCAACGGTTAATCTGTTGTGTGGTTATGCATCACAGAATGAAACAGAACCGGACTTCTTACCACGTAGCGAAGAAGATGATAGAATAAGCCGTGTTGCGAAAGGTATTACAAAATACTGTTTAGACCGCGCACACTATCAACGAAATAAAGGAAAATGCTTCCGTGATAAAATCATATGCGGTTTAGCTAATTACTGGGTGAATTTGACTACACTAAGTTAGACGGAGCCATTAAAATCGACCGTGTTTCTCCGTTTGATGTTTTTGTAGATCCGGAAAGCACAGAAGAAAATTTAAGCGATGCGCAATTCGTTGGCCGGTATAGTTGGGAAAGCACAAGAAAGCTAAAACAGGTATATCCAGATAAGGCTAATGAAATTGATATGTTGAGTCATAAATATGACGATACAGAACTAGAAGCCGGTACGATTGAAACCATTAACGGTGAGTCGTTGTGGTATAACGAAAAGTATAAAAAGGTTCGTGTAGTTCAATACTGGTACAAGGAATACGGCAAAAAGAATGTGTACATGACAAAAGAGGGCCTAATTGATGAAAACAACCCGTTATTTCTTGTGTTAATGGCTATGGGCAAAAAGCCTACTGGCATACCAGATACTAAAATTAGATATGCGACATTCGCTGATAACGTGCTGTTGGAAGAGGGCGAAAGTCCGTATAAACACGGTAAATTCCCGTTAGTGCGTGAATATTGCTACTATACAGGTGAATTAATAGATGATGAATTAGAACCGGCCGGCGTGGTGCGTGATCTTAAAGATGCGCAACGTGAAAAGAATAAAAACAGAAGCCAACGCATGCACGTTGTTAATCAACAGTCTTTAGGTGTGAGATTTTGGCAAGGCCAAATAGATGAACACGATAAGAAAACGATTGAAAAGAAAAGCACAACACCGGGAGCAAATATATTCTTGAAGCCGGGTGTTACATTCCAAGACGGTACGCCGTCAATGGATAGCGCTATTAATCTAACTTTGGAACAACAAGCAGATAATGACTTTTATTCAATCAGCGGTATAACTCCGGAAAGCCTTTCCGGTAGCATTGGTTCTATGAGTGGTAAGGCAATCGACTTGCGGCAATCTGTAACAACCGTACAAACGGCGGATATATTCGCACAAACAAAAGAAGCGGAGTTACAAATTGTTAAATTGCTATGGGGCGAGAAAAACGCTCCGGGTTTAATTCCTCAATTCTATAACCAAGAAAAGGCGATGCGAATTTTAGGCGATGACGGCAAGAAAGAGTTCGTGCAAATTCAACCGGAATTAGGTCAGCCGATGCAAGAGCAAGTTATCACGGATCCGTTCGGTCAACCTAAATTAGATGAAGAGGGAAACCCAATCAAACAAGTATTTTATGATTTGAGTTGCTTCGATTTTGATATTGTGATTAGTACAAGTCAAGCAAGCGCAACGGCTCGTAAGGCTAACCTATATCAATTATTGGAAGCCAAGAAAAGCGGCGTTGATATTCCTATGGATATTATTCTTGATTTCATGGATTTTCCAGAAAAAGAAACCGTCAAGAAACGTATTCAAGAAATGTCAGAAAAGCCAGCTATGCCAGAATTACGTGTTAGCGGTAGCCTAGATGATATGCCAGCGGAAGCATTGAGTATGTATTTGCAAACATTAGGGGTTAATATTTCACCACAACAAATCATGGCGGAACGGTTAGCCTTGAAAGGTAGACAATCAAACATTCAAAATGCACCGCAAATTTTGCCGCCTATGAACGATTTAGGCGGTATGTAATATAAACTATCAACACAATAACAAAACGCTCCTATATGGGGCGTTTTTTATATTTCGCCCTAAGCAATGGCGTTAAACTACTTGTACTTATTCACTCGCCCTAAGCAACGGCGTTAAACTGCCATATTCTTATATTCGTCCGGCAATGACGTTAAAAGGCATAAGGGGTATTTGATATGGAAAAAGAATTAGTAAACATCGAAGAAGCTGGTTTCACTCCGGAAGATTTAGAAAACGCGGGCGTTGAACTGGAAGAAACAACCGAAGAAACGAATACACAGGAAGGTGCAAACGATGTTCCCTCTACTGAAACACCGGAAAGTGATGCGAATGATGCGGAAGTAGAAACAGAAACGCCGAACACTAACGAAGGTGAAACGGAAGAAGAAAATCATGCGAACGATCAGAACTTAAAAGCGGCGCTTGCGCAAGAACGAGCAAGACGTAAAGCGGCGGAAGAACGTGCTAGACAATACGAAGCACAACAAAAACCGATTGAATTACCGCAAGAAGAAGTATCAAATATTCGCGACTTTGTACGCCGTGAAGCGTTAAAATGCTTTAACATTACGGCGGAAGATTTAGAAAGTCTTATGTTTGAAGATGTACAAAAGTATAACGATTTCATTCGTTTCGAAGCTAATGCGGAATATACAATTACTAACCAGCAAATGGCAGTACATCAACAAAGACAAACTAACCTTAATTTCGTAAATGAAATTAAATCGCTACCAAACTTTAACGAGTTGTATCAACGCGGTTTAGAAAAGCTGAACGGAATGAAGATGCGCGATGCGCAACCGATTAACGATGCATTTTATCGCGTTGATCAGGGCGAAGGTACGGAAGCCGATTTTGAAACCATTAGAAAATTTGTTGATGAATTGCAAAATGAACGGGCAACAAGTACCGAAGTACCGAACAACCCACTAGAAGTAGCGGCGACATTGCCAAAGGCTGGCGCGCTCAATGGTGGCGTTCCTACACCTAACAAGGTAACGGAAGAAGATATTTTGAAAGCGTATGACACAGGCAATCTTGATGCATTGCCGGACGATGTACGCAAATATTTTGACGAATTATAAGAGGTAATATATGGCAGAACAAAGAAATCAAGTAACTATCCCAGCGGCGTTAGTCCCTAAGATTTGGACTAAAAAGGTATGGCATGAAGGTTTGAAAGAGTCCTTTTTCGATAAATTCACGGCTCTTGACGGATCTAATGTAGTACACAAAAATAAAGACCTTACAGGCGTAAAAGGTGATGCAGTTACATTCGGCTTGATGATGAATTTAAGCGGCGCCGGTGTTGAAGGTAACCGTGCGACATTGACTGGTAACGAAGAAGCATTGAATATCTATGATTTCACAGTGCAAACTCAATTAGTACGTAATGCGGTATCTCGCTTTGAAGCGGACGACCAAAAAACGCAATACGATATGCTAAAAGAAATCAAAGGTGCGTTGAAACAATGGTTAGCTGATTGGCAAGATAACAAGTTAATTGCTAAACTTTCCGCATCTCCTACCGCTGGTGAAACACTTTATGCATCTTCCGCCGGTACACAAGCATCTATTACGGCTAATGATAAATTGACTACTACACTCATTTCTCGTGCTAAACGTAAGGCACAAATGCACGGCCCTAAAGTGCAACCGATTAAAGTTGACGGCATGGACAAATTCATTATGTTGGTTTCTCCTTGGGCGGCTCGTGATTTGAAAGATGATGCTAAGTGGCTTGCAGCACAACAAAACGCAAACATTCGCGGTTCTAAAAACCCTATCTTCACAGGTGCATTAGGCGAATATGACGGCGTTATTTTGTACGAATACGAACGCGTATTGAACGACAAAACAGGCGCATCTAACGCTAACGTATGCCATAACTTATTGTTAGGCAAACAGGCTGCATGCTTTGCGGTATCTCGTCCGGCTAAACATATCAAACAAGTGGACGACTACGGCAACGTAGAAGGTAACGGCATCGCTTTCTACGGTGCAATCGAAAAATCCAAGTTCAATAGCAAAGATTACGGCGTAATCAATGTTATGACTGGTGGCGTAGTAGAAGCGTAAGTATGATAGGCGGGGTAACACCCGCCTTTATTCTTATATGGGGTGAATATGAACGTAAAACAACTCATTAATAGGGCGTTCATGCAAATAGGCGATACTTCGCAAGAACAATATACTCCGTATTATTTATTGGAGTATTACAACGAAGGTAATCACTTATTAAATGCCCTGATAGGTCAATATTGCCCAAGCCTTGCAAGAGGTACATTTGAAGGTAAGGGGCGCGGACGAATTGTATTACCGTTTCAATGCATCAGCATATTGAATGTCAAGGCAGATGATGCGGACGTGCAAGGATATCAAGTATTGAATTTGCAGACGGTGGTATTTGATGCGGATCATGAGCAAAAAATCACCGTTGATTATATAAAGACTGCTGGTTATAAGATGCTTGAAGATGAAAGCGACTTGCCGGCGGAACTAGAAACATTGTTAGTTGATTATATCGTATATCGTGTAATGAACCTTGATATTTCTGGAATTTCAGCAAATATGGTTAATGCGTTGCAATCAATTAATAATGGCTTAGGTGGTAATGATTGCGTAATTGCGGAAGGGTACTGGAACTATGGTTGTAAGCGAATTGATTACTCTTGTTAATGTAGAGTCAAACGAAATTCTTGACGAACAACTAGAATATATCCAGTACATTAACGCAGCTATTGACTGGCTAACTACTATATTGGTTAGCATTAAAGATCGTGAAGTAGTTAAGAATATGGATATACCAGATAAAAGGGCGGTTCCTTCCGATTTTATGGGGTTTGTGCCTAAGAGTGGCTATCCTATCCGCATCATCAACGGAACATTTGAAACGTATGACGGCGAAACGGTTAATCAAGTATTTTATAGCGTGCGTAAAAACCACGTTGATGAAATGGACGATACTATTCCATTTTCTGAATTCTTTTATAGCTATCTAGTGCAGCTTATATCTTTCATGGTGAAGAAAAAATCACTCATGACCGATTATGCCGCCTATGATAAGCAGTTCATAGACTACATCACGGAACAAATTAAGGCGGCACGGGGTATAACATAATGGGCGTAAAACAAGTAGCCATGACAAATGGTTTTAGATTGGGCCTTGATTGGAGTAACCCACCGGAAAATATCGATGTGCAAGCCTTAACACAGGCTAGACAATGCGAATTTGATAGAACGGATAATGCACTCCGTACTGTTCCGGGCGTTCGTGTATTGTATGATTTTGGGTTGCCAGTCGAAACCTTGTATTATGATGTTTACCGTAATAAATGGTACTTTTCTAGCGGTCGTAATTTATACGAAACTGATTTCAGTACTAATAAATTACTTGGCGCGTTAAATGGGGCGGGAAAGCCGAAATATCATGCATTTGGCGGTGATATTCTCATAGCAAGCGGCGATAAGTTGCAAGTTATTTCTGGAGCCGGCAAGTTAGCAACGTTAGAAAGTCCTGTTTGTGATATAGTATCCAGTCATTCTGGCCGCGTACTGATTGCATCTACTCATTCGCACCGGTTGAACTGGTCGGCCGTAGGCGACTATAACGCATGGACTCACAACTCGAATGATGCATCTAGTGCGCAATATGTAGATGTAGGGTATAAAGACCAAGGCAGCATTATTGCCGTTGATTTCTTATCACGTGCGATTATCGTATATAAGGAATATGGCCGTGTTTATCAAGTCATTGGTACGCCAGATGCACGGAATTTAACCGTATACCCGCTATCCTCTACTGGTTACTGTAGCGGTGCAACGATAAGTATTGATGATCGTAGCTATTATCTAGGCAATCAAGGTTTTATGTCTTTTATGCCTACTAATACCTACGCAGAAATACAACCGTTTGAAACTGGATTGAACATCAATTCGTATCTGTTGAAATACATTACAAAGGATTGTGAAGTGTGGCATATACCTAGTCGTAAGCAACTTTGGATACGACCATATAACGGCGATACAGTATTCATCTATCACTATTTGCCAAGATATGATGACGGGCGCGGCGTTTTTACATCGCGTAAATTCACATATAACATCAATGATGCGGTAAATGTTGATAAAGAAGTATATATAGCCTATGGCAATAAAATCGGTATTCTTGACGAAACCATAGATACAGATGATAGCGTACAAATTCAAACATCAATAGTAAGCGGTAATAGGCTTGCAACAAGACAATTCATATTAATCATGAATTATAACTTTGTAACGCATAACCTAATATCTGGCTATGGTACTATTGGCATCTCAAACAAGAAGCCTAAGCCGATTGAATTCACTAGCAAGTCGATTAAAACCTACTATGCGAACTTTAAGACACATGATTACAAAGTGCCGATGAATGTTAATGAATACACGAAGGCTTATAAAATTGGTGGCGGTGCTAACCGTAATGTGCAGTTTAAAATAAACGTTCAAAAGGGCGCTATTTCATTACGCCAGTTAGATTATACGTATGAAGAGGTTTAAACATGGCATATAAAGAAAAATACCCTTTGGATATAACACCACAGGGCGATACAGTACCGGAAAGTATAGAAAAAAACCGGAACGAATTATTAAATATTGCGAAAGAAATGGACTTAAAAGCCGGTGGCGGCGGCGGTGGCGGCGGTGGCGGCGGTGGCGGCCTACGTAATCGCGTGTTAAGTGGCAAGGTTAGCAATGGCGAATTTTCTTTCTTGACCGGTGATAATTTAAGCGTAATGATTGACGGCAGTCAAACACCAGTTCTTTTGTCATTCGCTGACGGGTTCAACGATTATGGCGCGGTTGATTATGTGCAGACGGTAACACGTAAGCAAAGCGCATGGAGTTTACCGGCTAATAGTACATCGTATTTGTACGTTGAACGCTCCGCATCTGGGGGCCTAAGTTATGGCAGCACAACGCTTGAACCATTGCGCCAACCAAACGCACCAGAAGCGACAACGGATAAAATGTACTACAATACAACAAGTGAAAAAATGTATGTGTACACAGGTACATATTGGAAAAACATTCTACGTGTAGTAGTAGCAATCGCCGTAACAGATGCAACACGAGTCAAATCGATTAAGTACTATGATCCAACTATCAATATCGCTACCGATGCGGTAATTGGTAAACGTAGGGTTGCTGGCAAGGACTATTTATTAACAGAAATACTTAATGCACTGGCTGATACAATCAAAAACATAGCTGGTGATGAAACATTCACCACTAACCCGACAATGACATTGAAAGCAATTTCTGAAACAATCAAAGATTTAGAAAAAATCTATTACAAAAGAACGGATACTGTAAAAGAAGCCACGCATGCAGCAACTGCAGACGAAGCAAAACATGCAAAAATTGCCGATACCGCAACAAATGCAGAAGCATGTGTTAAAAAGTCCGGTGATACTATGACTGGTACGTTAAAGGTACAGGGCCTTTCTAACGGTTCGATTGATTTAGATTATTACGCTAAAAACAAAATTGGTTATAGTGGCTTTACCTTTGGTGAATGTAACAACTACCGCGTTTGGGATACCCAGTACTGGGGGACTGGCGCTATATTCTCATGGAATACAGACGATAATCGTGTATTAGGTACGCAGCTTTATTTTGCTAACAGTAAAGCTGCCTTTATTCGGTTTGATAATAACTCAAATGATGCTGGAGCATGGCAACGTATAGCAACATTTGAAAACAATAACACGCTAACATTCCCGAACGGCGCTAAATTGAGGGTAGAATAATGCCTAACCTAGTACTTGAAAAAGGCGGTCAAACATTTCGTTTTGGACTGCATGAAGATAAAAGCGTAACGCGTGGAAAGTTTATATCGGTTCCATTTAATGGGCGTGAATACTATGCGCGTTATGGCGATACACCAACACCGCTTAAAGCGGAAATTAACGGTCGTGAATATTCTGTACAATATGACCCGGTTGATTTTCAAACAATCCGTTGGCAAGGCACAACAAGCAATACTAAAACTGTGTTCTTTCCTAAAGGTCGTTATGCGGTTAATATGCTTTTACACCAATACAAACGCATTGAAGTTTATATAAGTAAAAGCGAGGAGAAAGCGGTAGCAGTAACAATTAACCGCTTGGGTTCCGGCAATGCCTTATATCAATTAACTATCGACGGAGTTTTTAACGAAAAAATTCGTAACAATTATACAGAACCTAGTTATTGGATAGAGCGCATAGGTGATTAACAATGAAACTAGATAGCCTTGAACATATGATAAAAGATTATGAGCGGCGTACAGGCGAACGAGTCAGTCTAAGTGGTTTTTATTTCGATGAAAATGACAACTACAAAGATAAATACAATTATTATTTCAAATTCTTCCCAAATGCTGGCTTCCTATTCTGGAGCATCAATGAATATGAGGGTGAACGGTATTTTACTATATGGCAGACATACGGTGATATGAAAATCATAGGTAAATACATTGTTGAAGTGATGAAGTTGAATAATCTTGATGTAATTGTTACGGCTACACATCGAAGTGTGCGTGGGTTCATCAAAAAGTGGAACATGGAACGTGTTCCGCACATGGACTACACCTATAACGGTTTTAATTACAAAGTGCTGAAAACAAAGCGCGAGCATTTGGAAGCTACTTTGTAGAAAGGAAAAGCATGTTTACATTTGACTTGCAATTATTCGGTGGCGGCAAAAAATCAAAGGTACAAAGCATAGGTGCTAATTTACCACCAGCCGGCCCCGAAGAAAAGCAACTCTTACAAGGGCAAATGAATTGGATCAATAGAACCAATCAAAGTGCAAACACCTTGCAAGGTATGGGCGATAGAGCCTTAAATAATGTAGTTAGTCCGCAATATCAACAAATGTACAATGCATATTTGGGAACTAACAAAGATAACCAAAATGCACTTTCCGCATTGCAAAATCAAGTGGCAACGGCTGGCGCCAAGAATTTGACGGATAATACACGTTATGCGAACCAACTAGGGGCTAGCGTTGACAATATGAACAACGGTGCGAGCCAATTAGCGAATGAATACAACGGCGCACTATTGAAAAATCAAAACGCAATGGATAGTATCACGAACGGCCAATTACCGGCGGCGTATTCCGAAGCCAGACGACAAGCGTTGAATAATGATTTACAGGCAACTGTAGGTAATGCGGTTTCTGGCTTAGCCAGTCGCGGTATTGTTAATTCTTCAATCACAGATAATGCATTGAACGATATTAGCAAGAACGCATCGAATACACTTGCGGCACAATATGCAAATGATTTGAACCAAGCGGCGGCGCTTAATTCGCAAGCATTTAACAATAGTTTGAGTGGCATCGGTGCTAAAATGGGCCTTTGGGGGAATACCTATAATAACCAACAAAACGGCATCGTAAATCAAGCGAACTTGTTAAATCAAGGGTACACAAATCAAATGAATAACGCCGGTACTACGGCGGGCCTTATTGGTCAACGTGAAGGGCTAGCGCAAAACCCTATTAATACCGGCGCTACAACACAAAGTGCATCTACTCAACCGGCTAAGGATTATTATTCTATGAGTCAGTTAAATAATGCGGATCAAGAGGATTTATTAAACAGATATATGACGTTACGATACGGACTTGCTCAACCGGCACAAACAATGGTTAAGCAAGGTAACGGCGGATTTTTAGGAGGTATTATGAAAGGTTTTTGTTTTGTGGCTGGTACTGAAATTGCAACACCAGAAGGCGACAAAGTTATTGAAAGCTTTGTTAATGGTGATAATGTTATTTCTTTAAATACCGTTAATGATGTAATTGCATTACACGATATGGGTGAAAAAGAAACACATCGCCTTGAAACGATTGATTGCCAAGTTACCACCACAGGTAGTGAAAAAGTACTCACTCCGGAAGGTTTGAAACTGGTTGAAGCACTAGAAATCGGTGAACCAATTATGACGGTTCACGGCTACCAACCTGTTACAATATGTGAGCCAACAGGTATCACAGAACAAGTATATGAATTGCAATGTACTGGTGATAATCTCTTCTATGCTAACGGCATTATGGCGGAAGGCATCAATGAAGAGGAATTGAAAGCGATTGCAGATACAAAGAAACTATCTGAAAACACCGGAAAGAAAGACGATAAAGGAACCAGTGAAGTAACAGATGAAACAAATGATCCGACAGATAAAAACCCGGAAGATACTGACGAAGTAAAAGATGAAAAAACAACAAAGAAAACTTCCAAAGGTAAGAAATCGGAGAAAGTAGAGGAATAACACAATGAGCGTTATTTATTTACAAGACTATAACCCGTGGGAAAGTATCGGTGAATTGGCTGGCCGATACGGCGGGTATCGTTTAGGTCAAATTCAGAATAACCGAATGGCGCATGGATACCAAGATATGCTAAACGGTGTCGAACAGGCGACACCGGCACAACAAATGGCAAGCCAAATGCCAACGCAAGGACAATTTAACGCTGGACAGTTTATTAATAACGCTATGCGTAATAATTCCTTCGGTGCGCAGGCAGTGGCGAATAATCAAGGATTATGGGGCGGTCAAAATCCGGCAGCACCAGCACAACCGATGCAAGCTAACACAGATGCACCAGTCGCACCAGTTCAACCACCACAACAAAATACAGGGTTATGGAACTTTGAAAATCTAAACAATACTGGTATTGGTAATGGTGTACCGCAAACGTATCAAGAAATGATGCAACAAAGGGCAAATAACCCTTTTCGTGGGGCGCCCAAATTGGTAGAAAGTGGTAATACCAATGAGGATAAAGCGCCGGGCCAATATTCCATACCAGATAAAGCGACTGTAACAAGTGAAGCGCGCAAAAGACTAGGGGCGAATACACTCGCCCTTGTCAAAGCTGGTTTTGATTTCAAGACGGCGCAAGGTTTAGCCAACGAACAATATCAGACCGACGTGAATAATATGTATACGCAACAAGTAAACGAGTATCAAGAAAAAGTGCTTGAACCAATGCGCCAGCAAATCATGAACAACCTTGTATTCGTTAAAGACAAGGACGGGAACCCAGTTGTAGATACCTATAACACAAAACGGGTTAAAGGGTTAGCGCCGGCCGTTGCAAGATATAACTATCTAGCAAGTAAAGTTGGCGCTGGTACCATTGATATGAATAACTTGAACAGTATTGCGGCGCTTGATAAACCAGACTATAAATTTAGCAGTGCGCAAAACGGTCATATTGTACGCTACAACATGGGCGAGGGTACTATTCAAGATATGGGCGGTTATGGCAAGGTTGAAACAAAACAATTTGCGAATGGCCAAGTTATCGTAATGACACCAGACGGCCAAATGAAAAATATTGGTAATTTCGGTGCGAAGAATATCAAGGTTATGCCGGACGGTAAAACGTATATTGTTGGCACAGACGGCAGCATGAAATATGTAGGTACTCACATTAAACCACCTACCGCATCACAAACAGGCACAAGTGGATATAATGCACAGGTATTAAGAACACTATCGGCGCAACATACGGCATGGGTGAAAGCTAATCCAGATAAGGACGAAAGCGAAAGTCCTTATTATGGTAAGTTACAAGGCGCATTGAACGGTGCGCCTACTGGCGGTGGTGCTGGAACGCCAACGGTTAAACGGCAACCTACCTATTCAGCTGAGGAACAAGCGGCAGTATCCAAGCGGATGAACGAATTATCAGCGCAAGGCTGGAGTGATGATCAGATAGCAGCGGAACTTGATGCGGCTGGTTACGGCAATTATAAATCGTGGTTAAAGTCTTATTAAATAAAGAGGTAAACTATGGGTGCATTTGATGATATTACAAGTCGTTATGGTAGTAATGCTAATAGCGGCAATGCCTTTGAAGATATAACAACCGAATACGGCTATGATGCGGATAATGTACCCAAGCCTACATTATGGGACGGCATCAAGAATAATGCGGAATGGGTGGCAAACGGCGTAAGTGATAAAGCTAATCGTGCAGTTAATCAAGTAGAAACCACCGCAACGAACATGAAAAATACGTTAGGTAACTGGTGGGACGGTACCGTTAATGCGGTGGAAGCTGCACGTGATGCACGTCGCCGTTCTATTAGTAATTCTGTAGATGCTATGCAACGTGGGGAAATTGATGCAACTGATTTGCCAGAAGAGGGCGACGGCTATTTAGACCAATACGCAACACCAGATTATGCAGCTAAATCACAGGCCGCATATAATCAAGTCGTAGGCCGTCCAGCTGGTTATTTAGCAATTACGCCATACATTCCGCCGCCTGTTAAAGTAGTGGCGGGTGTATTGGCCGCCCCTACAATCGTAGGCGATGCACAAGATATGTATTCACAGAATTCTAGCGACTATGCGGAAGGTAATACGGAAAATATTGTTGCAGATAGTCCGGCATTAACAACGGCAAAAGGCATGCTATATGATCCGATAGCCAATCCTATTGGACGTGCTATTGATAATCCTGGCGAATTTGCACAAAATATCGTTGATAATCCTTTCAATGCATGGGACGATGTAATTGCACCGGCCGCCATGATACACGTGGCAACACCTAAAAAAGTATCTCGTGCGGTTAGTGAACGTGTAGGGCGTGTTGGTGAACATATCAAAGAAAAGGCATCTAATGCATTTGAGGATATTGGGGAACGATTTACAAAAAATGAACCTAAATTTGAAGAAGGTGTTATGTATAACGCCTTTGATGATATCCCAGTACCGGAAGAGGTAAACGCAGTAGAACCGCGCGAATACTCCGAAGGCGGATTGAACGGGCAACCTATGGAAGGAGAAACAGGCAATATCCAAGCCGACGTTTATAACCGATACCGTATGAATGGTTTAAGCGACGTTGAAGCGGCCGGCATGACTGGTAATATTGGCGCCGAAAGCAGTTTTAGTACAACAGTTACAAGCGGCGACGGTTACGGTTCCCGTGGTTTGGTTCAATTTACTGGAGATAGATTAAACGGCGAAAACGGTTTATTGAAATTTGCTGAAAATCGTGGGTTAGATCCGTGGGATTGGAGAACACAGGTTGATTTCAGTGTATGGGAATTGCACAACACAGAAAGTGCCGCATTAAAAGAAATGCGTGCTAGACCAGATGCAACACCGGCGGAAATGGCAAAAATCATTCGTGAATATTACGAAAGACCAGACCCAGCAGTTGCACGTGATAATGTTCGTGCGGAAATTGCAGAAGATACATTTAAAGGCAATTATGGTAGCTATGAAAATGGGCCACGTGATACATTTAAAGATAGTAGCTTAGATCCCAACAGAGTATCACGTGAAGAACCATTTAGGGATGAGTTTATAGAACGTGATGCGGTAAAAGGAGAGGAACCGCGCACAGATTTGAATAGTTTCGTTGAAAATACCGAAAAGAAATCGGTTAAAAACGATGATTTAGATATAAACTATCAAGGCGAAGGCGAAACGGCTCGTACAGGCGAAATAAACGATTTTCAGCCTAAAGACCGCATAAATACTTACTTTACAGAGGGTGAAGCGCCTAGAATTCAAGAAAAGACGATTGAAAACGATATAAATAGCAAATTTCGTTATGAAGAAGATGCACCAAACGTAAGTTTGAAAAATGCGATTGATGAATTACCACTCAAAGCACGTGAAACAATCATCAATGAATTAAAAGACGTTGTTAAAAATGATGTATCTGAAACACGATTGACTGAATTAGAAAATAAAGTTCATTCTAATACAGAAATCTTGAAAGATTTAAACAAAGCAACTAAGCCGGATATTCCAAAAGCGGAACTTGATGCGGTAAAAGTCAAATTATCAGAAAAGTTAGACGTGCCAGTTGAAACATTGAACCATGAATACATGGAACGTGTTCGACATGATCGTGCTGCCGAACTTATCACAAATACGCAAGAATTAAAAACATTGCAAGCGGAACCGGTAGAAGGTGCCGTGAGTAAATATGCTAAGCAACCAAGCCAGCTTTTAGACAATGCAACACATGAACAAGTACACAATGCAGTTGTGAAAGCCTTTAACGGTAACGAAGCAATGGCAAATCGCTATTTGGAAAGTAAAGGCGTTAGACCTACGGAACCACTACAATATAACGTAAGGGGCAAGGAAACACCGCATACGGAGCAAAGTGAAGGCGTTGAACGTATGGGGCGTGCCGTTAGTCGTCGTGAAATTATTGATAGTATCAATAACCTATTCAATCAGCGTATAAAGACAGGGAGACTAGGAACTAAAAACGCTAAGGGTTGGTATAATCCTAATAGCGATGTAATCCGTACGGGGGTATATGGTGATATCCCTACCATGATGCATGAGTTAGGTCATTACATTGATAACCATAATGGATTTAGCAATATTCCTAAGTTTGATGTTGAATTGTTGGGTCAAGTCAAAAAGCGGTTTGGTACTAGCTATGATAATTTAGATGTAGCCGGCAAGCGTAAAGAGGGATACGCCGAATTCTTTAAAGATTATGTATCAGACAGAGCAAAATCCAAACAGGACTTTCCGGAGTTTTATAAACACTTCAAAGAAACTATAGAACGTGATAAGACATTAAATGGCATTGTTAATAAATTATCTAAACTTACTCATGAATGGCATAAACAGTCTAGTGCAGACCGCATCAAAGGTTCTATTTCTTTTGAACGCACCTCTAAAGCTGAACGTATCATTACGGATGCTAAAGACGGTAATATTAAAGATACCATTAAACGTGTAGCGAGTGATGTCTATACAAAAGCTATTGATGAACTCAATCCATTGCGTGAAATGGTTGAGGAAGTGGAACATATCACAGGTGAAAAAATAGCATTTAAAGATAATCCGTTTATGCAAGCGTGGTTGTCTCGTGGTTGGGTAGGCAAAGCAGAAGAATTTATTAAGCGTGGGAGACCTGAAAAAGGTATTCGTTCGTTTGAGGATATTATTAAGGATATACCTCAAAAAGAACATAAAGACTTTAGCGCATACCTTGTAGCGTTACATGATTTAGACTTACACCGTAACGGACAAATGGCTACATTTACATTGAAAGAGGATTTAGCGGCCGTTAAGCAGTACGAAAAAAATTCTACATTCAAAAGTGCTGCTAAAGATATTCACCGTTTTCAAGATTATATGCTTGCAGAACTTGTGAATAACGGAATATTAAAACCAGAAACATACCATTTATTGAGAAATAAATACCCTAACTATGTTCCGTTTTTCCGTGATTTTTCTGCAGAAAGTATGGACGGGTTCTTTTCTAGCTCTAAAGGGTTCGTTAATGTAGCTAATCCTATTAAGCGGTTCAAAGGTAGTACACGCGATATTATTGATCCATTAGAAAGTATCGTAAAAAATACATACCAATTCTACAATGCAATCGAACGAAACCACGTGGGCGTTACATTTGCCAAATTAGCGAAGAAACCAGGGATAGGAACTATTGTTGAAGAGGTTAGGGGAAATAGACCGGCAAAATCCACTGACAATACATTTTCTGTTTGGGTTAAAGGGAAAAAAGTTGTATATGAAACAACTCCGGAATTAGCACAAGCAATGAAAATGATGAACAAGGATACAAGCAATTTCTTAACTAAAATATTACAGTATCCGGCTGGTTGGTTGCGTGCTGGTTCTACTGTTACCGCTGGCTTTGCTATCACAAATGCCTTGCGTGATACTATTTCAGCCGGTGTATTTTCTAAACATGGTTTTTTGCCTGTAGTTGATACATTTAGAGGGCTAGCACATTTCTTAAAGAAAGACCAGTTATATTGGGATTACGTAAAAAGTGGTGGCGCTCACGCTGCTATGGTAAGCCTTGATAGAGACTATTTGAGCGGACATTTAAGAGAATTATTTTCTCGTAAGTCCACATTGTCGAAAGTCGCAAGAAATCCTATGGAAGTGTTACGCGCTATATCGGAAGCAACGGAAGTGGCTACCCGTTTAGGCGAATTTAGCAATGCTAGAAAAGGGTATACAGGGTTATACAGTCGTTTAACAAAAACCAATTTAAAACCTAAATCACTAGGTGAAGCATCTATTGCAAGCCGTGATATTACGATTGATTTCAGCCGTACCGGTACGCATACCAAAACTGCAAATAAAGTTGTAGCGTTCTTTAATGCAACCATTCAAGGTGGCGACAAATTAGTACGTGCATGGCGTGATGATCCGAAAGGTATGACGATTAAATCTACTTTGTTTATCACGTTGCCTACAATCGCATTATGGTATTTAAACAAAGATAATTCAGCATATCAAGAGTTGCCACAATGGGAAAAGGACACATTCTTCCATATTCCGGCTGGGGATAAATTTGTAAAGATACCTAAGCCGTTTGAATTAGGGTTGTTATACGGCACTACATTTGAACGTATGTTACAGTATTTCGACGATAAATCAACAGGCAGAAACGGAGTCGGCTTTAAAGGTTTAGGTGATAGGGCAATTGATACATTATTGCCAGACGTACTGCCTACGGCCCTATCTCCTATTTGGGAATGGTGGAGTAATTACTCTAAATTCAGACAAAGAAACATCGTTCCTCAATCTCAAGAAAAACTACCGGATAAACTACAGTACGGATCTAATACATCTATGGTGGCTCGCAAAATTGGCGATACATTCAACGTTTCACCATACAAGGTAGATAATACTATCATGGGTTATGGTGGCAACCTTGCTCGATTAGGATTAGACATAACGGATGCTATTGGTGGTGCGAATGAAAAACGCCCTACTAAAGGTGTAACGGAGTTACCAGAAATACGCCGTTTCTTTGCTAAACCATATCAAAGTAGCGATAGCGTGCAACGTGTATATGATGATTTTAAGGAACAAGAAAAACTACATAACGAACTAAAACTCACAGGGCAGAGACCGGAAGGCTATGACCCTAAGTTATACAATAAACTGAAAAATGCACAAAATTCATTTAAGGCCATCAATAAAGCATCGAAGAAAATTATTGATAGTGAAACCATGTCTAGCGATGCAAAGAGGGAAAAGTTAGACAAACTAAATATTCAAAAAGCCAATGTAGCAAGAGGGGTATATGGCTTAGGGATTATAAAGGAGTAATAATGCAAATAGTGTTAGATTTCTTAATCGATAGTTGGAATTCTCTTACAACTAGCTTTATCTTAAAAACAATATTGAGCAGCGTTGCTGCGTTGGCTATATGGGTGATTGGTTTAAAACACGTTCAAATATTGGGCGTGTTTATTTTATTGGTATTCGTTGATTTGCTTACGAAATGGGCGAGCATCGCTTACAAAATGTTGGTTGATGAATTCGGATATGATCCGGAGAAAATCGCCACGTGGGAAAAATACCGGGCCATACCGGTAGCATTTGAAAAGCAGTTAATTGCATCAAAATATATGCGCAAGGGGTTCATAGGTAAGGTTATGACATACGTAGCGGCTACAATAGCCGCTATTTTATTTGATGAAATGAGTGGGCAAAAACAGTTCGCCGTATCGCTAGTATGGCTATATTTGGGTTCGTCCGAATTCTTATCTATTCTTGAAAACCTAAGAGACGGCGGCAACGTATCTATGGGAAAGTTTTTAGATTTGATTAGAACCAAAATTGAAAATAAGGTTAAATTATGAGGTGAAATATGAGGGGCATTGATGTAAGCGAAAATAACGGCGTAGTAGATTGGGGAGCGGTCAAAGCTAATGGCTTTGATTTTGCTATTATCCGCATCGGATATGGGCGCGGTAACTTAGATAGTGAATTTTATAACAATGTAAACGGCGCAATTAATGCCGGTTTGGCGATTGGCGTATACCATTATTCCTATGCTATGAATGAAGAACATGCAGCAGATGAAGCAGAATTTGTGATTAATACATTAAATGATGCCGGCTTAACTATTGATAAGTTGCCTATGGGTGTGTGGTTTGATATGGAAGATGCGGACGATTACAAGGCAGACCGTGGTATGCCAACAGGCCAACAATTAACAAATATTTGCAGCGTGTTCATCAATAGATTGTGGCAAGCTGGATACGGAAACACAGGCTTATACGCTAGTTATGATTGGCTAGTGAATGTATTGGACGTTAGCCAGTTAGGCGGTTGCGCTATTTGGTGCGCACAACTTAATAGCCAATGCGACTATGACGGTGCTAATTTGTGGCAATATACCTTTACCGAAAATATCGAAGGTAAAGAATTTGATGCCGATTTTGTACTAAACTGGCCTATTTAATAGGGGGTAATTATGGATACTATCATTCAATTATTAAGGCGATATGCGCCAGTAATCACCGTAGCACTTCTTATGCTACTGGTGGTAGTGGCCGGCTTATTTGCCTACAAAATAGCTTATACAAAGAAATTGCAAGAACCGATTATCTTAAATCAAGCAATCGTTAAGAACCCGCAGAAGCTGGCGGATGCATTGAAAATCACGCCAAAGGAAGCAACGGAAGTTATTGCGTATAAGGAAACCGAGCAGCCGGTAGCAACGTATTATACGCAAGCGCCAACATTGCATGATGCGGCAACAATTACGAAAAATGCTATCAAGGATAAATCGCCAAATATTCCAAAGGAAGCTATTGAAAAAAGCGATAGAACCGCAGTTGTAGAAAATACAGATGAAAATAAGGTTGATGTATATAAAATCAACCTTAATAAGGCACATCGTATTATGGGTGGCGTTACTGTAATGGAAACAGGGAAGGTATACGAAACCATAGGGTATCAAGCTGGCGACTTTCAAAGTTTAGCACATTTTGAAGGTAAGCATTTCAAAGGGGCCAGCGCTTTATATACGTTTGCGAAATGGTAGGTGATCCAATTATCTCCGCGCCGTGCGGTTCACGGCACACTGTTTTTATTTAAAAGGAGTAAACTATATGAAAACATTTGAATTTGAAGGTAAAAAACATGAATTTGCGGAAGATATCGCGCCAAAGCTA